CCGGCAGCTTCTACCTGTGGCAGCCGGACCCCCTGGCGGGCTTTGGCGGGCGCCTGCTGGGCAACCCCGTGGAAATTGACGACAACATGCCCGTGATGGCTGCCAACAGCTTTTCGCTGGCCTTTGGCAACTTTGCCCAGGGTTATGTGGTGGTCAACCGCAGCGGCACCGTTGTCATCCGCGACAACATCACCGCCAAGGGCAAGACCAAGTTCAACTTCCGCCGCCGCTTTGGTGGTGGTGTGCAGAACTTTGAGGCCATCAAGCTCATGAAGTTTGCCTGACCGCCTGCGCGGATCTGACCCCACAGCCGCTGCCAGCCCTGCTGGTGGCGGCGCCCCTGTTCAAACACCTCTCCCCATTTTTTAGGAAATCGCCATGAAAGACCTCATGAACAAAATTCACGCCCTGCGCGTGATCTCGCCCGTGTCCGTTGCCGACACCACTGCCCAGGTCGGGCAGATCATCGACAAAAAGGGCTTCCACTCGCTCACGTATGTCATCGCCACCGGCTCCATTGCCGATGCCGACGCCACGTTTACCGTGCTGCTGGAAGAGGGCGACAACGCGGCCCTGTCGGATGCCGCAGCTGTGGCCGACGCTGACCTGCTGGGCACCGAAGCGCTGGCCGCATTCCAGTTTGACGACGACAACGAAACCCGCAAGCTGGGCTACATCGGCGCCAAGCGCTACACGCGCCTGACCATCACTCCGGTCAACAACGCCAGCGCTGCCGTGCTGTCTGCCGTGGCCGTGCTGGGCCACCCGGAAATTGCGCCAACGGCCAACCCGCCCGTTTAACCAACCTGTCTGACAAGACGGCTT